CACAATTACTGCCAATAGGAATTCCACCTTCATAGAAGATTGGCGGCAGAATAGTAGGATTTTGTTGTGATGCNGAGTATGCANCATCCCACTTGCGCGCATACGCCATGTTTCTATAGAACGGCAGAACCTGTGTATCTATCGTCTGTAGATAAGCAGCATTATCAAAGACGGCCTCCGCACTGACAATATCTTTAAAGAAGAAACTGCCATCAAAGGAGTGCATTTTAAGGGTAGAAGAAAGAACTTTCTGAAGCGTTTCTTCTACGTAGTCCGGGCGGTTAGTCTCAATATAAACTTTATTAACAAGATCTGTGAGTAATGGGTTCATAGAGAAACTCCCCGCCCCGCTACAATATTATTACTGAGCTACGTTAGCTGACTTATCAGAGCTAACAATACTGGACTGGAAGTTCTGCCCCTGAGTAGGAGCAATAGATACAGTGGCGTTGCCAGTGCGGAGCTTCTCAAGGGCGCTCTTAACNGNATCNACACCAGCAATCTTATTGGCGTCAGCAGAATTAACTGCATTTTCCGCATTTTTTTGATCTTCTTGGCGCGNAGCATTAACACGAGTNGCTTCAAGCTGCTTCGCAAAATCTCCTTGCAACTCGCGGCGAATCTTTGCTTCCAACTCATGCCGAAGCTCTGCTTCAACCTGCTCGCGAATGAAGGATTTAGGATCTGTCTTCATGCGGAAGTTTGCAACTTGATTCTGGTCTGCAACCTGGAGGTAAGTATTACCAGATGCAATTTCCTTATCAAGATAATCCTGATCTTCCTTGATATTCGTCCGGTAAATCTGATTAACAAAGCCCAGCCGTTTACCATCNGTCCGNTGGAAGGAAGCAGCAGGAGCCGGGCAATAGTAGAATTTCTCTACCTGGGTAATAGTGGTCGGAAGTTCTGGGGTTTTCGCGACCAGTTTAGGAACGGAAAGCGCGGACTGACCGGCTTCAGGATTAAGGAGATCTGGATTTGACATGTTATTTACTTTCTGCGGAAAAGGGTAAGAAAAGAGGGGATAGAAAGAATTAACTTCCTATCCCCAGTTGACCATCTAGCTAATAGTCGAAGTTAGCCAGCGGCCGCAGCCGTCAAGTTAGTCAGGATACCAAACGCGGGAGGATTTTTAACGACCGTGGTAAGCTCAGTGGTAAGAGTCCCACCAACAGCGTCGATGCCATTATCGACAGCCTCGGAGTCAAGATTAAACTCTTTGTTCTGAGTCTTACGATCGCCAAGATAAGCAAGGTTGAAACTGCTGAGATCAACAGCAATAGCCAACTTGCTCCACGAGGGGTTAGTGTTAAACAGCGGATGCTCGATCAAACGGAAAGTTCCGCGAGCAATCTTAATGGTGGAGAATTGCAGACCAAAACTAGTCTGACCATCGACCATCATATAAGTGCCGTTCAAGCGACCAATATTATTGATCACTTTCTTAGCAGTTCCGCCTACAAACAAAACTCGCTCGTTAGCAACTTTCGGGTCCGTAGCCTGATTAAAGCACGGATCAAAAGCAGCTTCGAACTGAGTGTAGTTAGTAGTGCCGCCAGCAATAGTAACGTTGGCAGCAGAGTAAGAAGAAGGATAGTATGCAAGGTTAGAAACAATGCTATAGATACCATCCATTGTGCGGAACGGCTGACCATTGCGAGTTCCAGAATACTTCTGACCAAAGAAGATACCCTTCTCAATATCAGCAGCATGGAAACCAGCGCAGTCCTGGCGATTTTCGGCGACGTTAGTATCACCAGCGATAACTTGAGTTGCACGAGCCGAGTCAGAAATCGCCCAAGTATTACGGAAAATCTGGGTCAAGTTAGTAACTCGCACCGGATTAATCGCAAGAGCATTAGGACGAATCGAAGACTCTTCAAACGCACTGCCTACCTGATACAAGTTAACACTACCAGCGATAGCCTGAGCAGCGATACTACCAACTGCGCGCTGCACAGAAACCTGCGTCGGAGAAAGCACGGAATTAACGAGAATATTTTCACGAGTAGTATCTACCATGAGCAGCATTCCAGAAAGAATGTTTGCGGTAGAAGTAACAGTGAAAACAGTGTCTCCAGCCAACTGGCCAGCAGCAGAGACAGTAAGCTGCGGAAACAGCATCGTCTTGGTAAAGAACCCATGTTCCGCCTGAACAGCAGTTTCAGAAGAAAGCATGGAGGTAAGACCAAACAATGGCGCATTACCATTAGGCATTAGTCGCGTAATCATTCCAGCAAAGGATTTCTTCGCCAGATCCTGGGTAAACAATGAAGTATTGAAAATACCAACAGACATATTAGACCTCTTATTTCTAGTAGAATCTTACAGAGTGGTAGAGCGAAGAGAATCAATCTGGACAGTAGGTCCGAAAGAAAGAGCGACGCCACCAACAGCAGAAGTTGCAGTAGCTACGGCACTCAGTGTAACTCCGACCATTCCGCCCTGTCCCATGGTAATACCAATGACAGTAGTGCCAGCAGTAATACCAGTGCCAGAAACGGTCATACCAGGAGTGATAGCAGCAGCCCCGATAGGACCATTAGAAGCCATGAGCGGGAGAGAACTAGCTCCGGACGGAAGAACGAAAGTAACGAGTGCAGAAGCGTTGGTAGTATTGCACTGCAAAGTCTGAGGATCACTGGCGTTTAGAATAGTCCAGAGATACTCGCGAACAAGAGAAGCAGCACAGTTAAGAGTGCCAGTGCCAGCAACAACACCGGTGCCAGCGGCAAAAGTCATGGCCTGAGCAACCGTATTAATAAAGAGCGTACGGAAGGTGGAACCAGGAACTACGTTGCAACCAGCATTACCTTTAAGGGCGGCAATGATGTTGGTAGCAGTATCCGTCGTATCAGTGTAACCAGCACCAGGGCCAGTTCGACGAATAATACCAGCNGCAATAGCAGCNCCAGTCCAAACACCAGCGCCAGCAGTAGCAATACCGCCAGCGAGAATGTTCTCACCACCAGCAATAATATCACCCGGATACGCAGAACGGGCGAGATTACCAGCATCAGAAACCATAGGACGAACTAGCATATAAAATTCTCCGGTTAAATATTAAGTTGCACTTACGCCAAAAAATGCNCCCCAGTCCTGTTCCTTAGGAGAAGCAGCGCTGGGATTAGGAGTTTGTACGACACTCTTGCCAGCACCCTTAAGAATTTCTTCTGACATAGCAGTTAGAAACTCTCCTGCTTTCTCTGCAACTTGCTCCGGAGTGAACCCAGGATTTTTTGCAGAAATAGCACTCTCCAGAGCACCCTGGAAAGGTTTAATGGCAGGATTATCGAAGATGGGATTGTGTTCGCGAACAGCACCGGAAAGAGAATGTTTCCGTAGTGCTTCAGGAAGCACCTGTTTCTGGAACGTTTCTGCTTGTTGCGACAATGCTTGATTAACCATTCCTGCTGTGGTCTGCATTGCAACTGCAAAAGATGCTTGTGTAGCTTCTGCTACCAACTGCGAAATATCCCCTTTTGCTGCTTTGTCTTTTGCATCTTGGGAAATACCAGCAGTAAAATCTATCTTCTTAGCGGCTTCTGCAATTTTAGCAGGATCAATATCAAAGGCAGGACTTGCAGGAGTCGCTTTCTTAGCGTTAGGATCAGTTTTCCATAGGTCCGCAAAATTCGCAAGTGGGGATTTATCTCCCTCGCTAGCTTTCGGGATAGCTGCAACACTTCCATCAGACTTAACTGTATTATCATTCGGAACTGTTGGGTTTGTATTCTGAGTCCCGGCAGACGGCTCCGGAGTAGGGGCAGGAGCAGGAGTTGCTGTAGCGGACTTAAAAATATCAAAGATACCGGCCATGATTATTCTCCTTCGATCTTAGGTTTGTTAGCAGGATGGTTAGCTGCCTGTTGTTGTAACTCTATAATCAACTGCTCTCTTGTAGTATCGTGCGTTGCTAGTAAGTAAAGATAAGCCTCCATCTTTCCTCTTATATACTCACTCTCNCGNATNAATTTATCATCTGCATTCGGAGAGTCAGGATCATATGCAAGCAATGCTTTCTCCTGAGCTGCAATCGCTAACTCAGTCTGAATATGCTTGTATTGTAACTCATTAAAGATAAAAGCATTCGGAATTTCTTCTTCCGAAAACTCATATGTATCATAGATAGTATCACTGCGTTTCGGCATCTGAGTTTCCTTGCGTTGACGCAAGAGCTGCGGCTGTTGGCGTCTGGTTAGGAGTTTGCTGCTGCATCTGTTGCAGAGCTTGTGGGATTTGCGGCATAGGAGTATTAAAAGCAACACCCTTAGCAACTGCTTCTTGTGCCGCCTGCTGCCAAGCAGCTACTTGTTGCTCATACATAACTTGAACTTGTGGCTTCTCAAAAGGACGAAGATCCACACCCCTGGACTTATAGAGATAAGAGAATGCAGGAGCTAGATTATACTGCTGTCCAAGTTGAGGAGAAGTTGCAAGAGCCTGGATAGCGCCCGCAAGTTCATCCGTGCTAAGCAGTTTATCTGAAGGAGTAAGNCCATCAGCAACTTTAAACTGTATAGAAGACTGACGAAGTTTTACGATATCAATATTAACATCTTGCTGAACATCTGGATTAAAGATAGTCCCATTTCTCTGGTATTGAAGAATGTTAAGCTTGATNATCTCTTTCATCGGAGTAAAGACTTGTGCCTCAGACATAAGAGCCATAACTTGATTATGACTATTTCCGCGACCCATAATATCTTCATACTCTTTACGAGTTTTATTACCCTTTACAAACTGCCCCTGTTGCGCCGGATTTTGGTTATTAATCTGGTTGGCAAAGTTAACNGCTAACTGAGANCCTTGCAGAAGAGTAGAAGTAGCTTCGTCGCGGAAGGGGAAAGGAAATACAGCTTCGCCCACTGGCTTTCCATAAGCACTCGGCCTGACTGGAATCTTTGCCGCTGGATCAGTGTTATTTATATCCTTCTCGCGCACACGCAATGGATCATACAACACTCTATCTCCGACAAGACGACGTTTACTGGCGATAAAGCCATTCCACATCGCACTTGCCACATCTTGCATATCCATCACATTCGAGCCGAAACTCTTTGTCTGATAATCAAGACCATCTTCCAAAGGCTGCCCGAAAAGTAGTGGTATCATGCCGTGAGCATTAGTAAGTCTTTTCGCCTGAAGAACAACCCTCTGATTTACGACTACGATCTTCCAAACTTGCGGAGTCTGAGAAGCTGCAACTCTTAGATCAAAATCAGAAGGAATAATACGGCAATAAAGAGTCATTACCTGATAGACGTTGCCGTAACGAATTTGTCGTTTCTGATTACTAACATTATTCGCCCACGCCATCCAGTCAAAACTCTGGAGGTTCTGGCGGTTCATAAGAGGATACGGATTAATCATAGGAATATAATAGAGCCACGGAACTCCNTTAGATCCNCCNGCCATACCAGATGAAAGTTCCGACTCAAGCGCACGCTCTACAGTCCTAACATCGACCTGACCAAAAAGATCGTTGCAATACTTCTTCATNCGCGANCGAGAATACATCTCAATATAACCAGCNAACTCGCCATCAGAAGGAATATCNGACGGATGAACACGCGGATCAAAGAATGTATTATAAAGGTCCAATCTTTTAACTACATTTCCGTTCCAGATAACATTCCGGACCGCCGCACTATTTGTCTGTGAAATATCCGTATCAATAACTGCTGTTGTCTTCTGGCCCCAATCAACTTCTACGGCATGAAGATTATACTTAAGACCATCGCGAAAAAACATAAGAAGCTGCCTAATCCAGCCAGCAGTAATGCTATTTTCACTGATGATGGTTTCCATCTGTAATGCAGCATCAGCATTAGCAGGATCGGACCCAACCCCAAAAATAGGATAGCCAGTACAAAAAACATTTGCCATGTATCCAAGAGCTGCTTCTACCTGTGGCATGACAACTGGAACTGTCACGTTCTGAATCTTCTGTTTATTTCCCAACCGATTAGCAATTCTTGCTTTCCAGTTCTCAGAGGTCCAATCATCCTCTCTCATATAGTAACGATCAATCATCTCCAAATTTGACCGAATATCAAACTGACTAAGAAGAAGGGTCTGACACTTAGTTGCGTAATCGACGAAATAGTCTTCTTGTGTCTTATTAAGCCTAAAGACTGTATCTTCAGCCATTTTTACTTCCTCTTAAAAAGAATAATTATTCTCGATAACTTTGGAGGCGTTAGCTTCGTGCAATTCTGTGTTCATGTCAGTAGCTAGGAGCGGGCCATATGTTTCCACTGTCTTGTTAATATAACCCAGAAGATCTAGGATATTATCTACGTTATTCTTTTTCAGTGCATTCCAGTTAGAGATTTGATGTTGCACCCTGTTCCTAGTATCCGGATGCAGAACAATCTCTTTCGCTTGCAGGGCCTTAATAGTAGTTATAATTCTAGAGTTCTTACTATTAGTCCCAGGATATACCTCCAGGAAGTGGAAACCCTCTAACTTAAGATTCTCTGCAATCTGTGCGAACCAATAGAGAAGAGTGGCCTGATAAGCAACGCCCTCGGCGACTATAACTTTCGTCCCCGTTTCAAGAGCCATTAGTAGCGCTCGGCGGATAGTATTACCAGGAGAGAGTGGTTCTTCTATAATAGTTCTAAGTGCAGGAGTTTCATCATAGACAACACAGTGCCCGATAGCTACAAGATCTGAGCCTTTTTTATCACCAGACGGATCTATGAGAATAAACTGTCCTTGTGGTATCTCATGCTCGCCCCACTTCCATTCCGCAAACTGAGAAAAATCTACCTTCGTATTGATACCAACTTCCGTGTCATTCTGCACTTCAGCAAAGAAGATTTCCGGATGGCCAATACCAATATCATTATCCAGCTCTTGTAACAGAGAATCAATGGAGCGAAGATCTGGCCAGAGCGCCGTGCCATCAGCAAGTATAGCACCAGAGATAAACTTAATCCAACTCGGGTTCTTCTTAAGTTTTTTAAGAATAGAGTGCTCAGTAGGAAAGAAGTTTCCAGCAAAGATGAATAAACAACCAGCCGGGCTTTTAGCTTTCATGGCAGTTCCTATGAACCACTTCTCTAAAGCTGTGCTCTGAATTTCAGAGTCCGCACAATCAGCTGTTTGAATATCGTCAAATACCATAACATCCGGGCGCAC